GCAGGTGCGCCAACCATACCAGTACCAACACTAGGATCACTCTTATCAAAAGATCCGACATTCCTGGGATTTTCATAGTGATCAACAACCTTATCTGAGTATGCCATTATTGTGTACAGGTCCTTTCACGATAGACTTGTCCATCGGAATTTTGAATCTCTCTCCACTCAGTGCAAACTGCTTGACGCTGAATGATTACTGACTGCGGTTGTTGTACAATTACAGGAGGTTGCTGATTTTCTTTGGCAATGGCAGCGCCTACCACTCCGCCAATAACCAACGGTGCTATCCAATAACCAATGTTCGGACCTGCATGACGATAGCCATGATGACGCCAGTGATGATTATGTTGAGCAAATGCTGTAGCACTGACCGTTAGTAACAGAACAGTTAAAAGTTTTTTCATATTATACCCCTTGTAAGTATATAACGTATTTACCCGGGGTTTCGTTGACTTACTTCTTGTCCGCTGGCTTACGTTCGTTCTTAACTGCTGTAACATCGTTACGAGTTTCTTTGCACAACTTAGCCAAGTCTTGGCAAGCCTTACGTACACGGGTGCCAGCAGCGCCAACTTCCTTGTCATAGAACTTTTCGAAGTCTGCTTCCATTGCTTCTACGATCTTTGTGAATTCTGAATATTTGTTTGTTGCCATGTTATGGTCTCCTTGTTTGTTATATTAGTTATTACCAGTGCCTTATTACACCAGCAATAATGACTACGCAAGTTATTATATGCATAATAACCCAAAATGTTTTAAAAAATAATGCAATGCGGGCTTCTCGTAGCGTTAAGATCGGCACATCTGGTCGATCACTATCAGTACTTCCCATGAGATGGCCAGTGGCTCTTGCCCAGACTTTTTCTAAACTATTCATTTGTTAGTACCTTTTCCAACCAAGGCTTGCAGTTGTCCCAGGTTGTGAAAATATGTGCTACGCCACCAGCGGCTTCCCATTCGTGACAGTTACTGTGTCGATCATCAATTAAGATATCTCCTGGATTTTTACAGTGACGCCACTTGTCATAACTAAATGGTCCAATGGTAACTGGTACACCTGGAAAGTGTTCATGTGCCCACCATACTTTATCTTGTGCCGCTAATGGTATTGAGTAGTCATGCGGTAATGCTGTTAGAAAACGCAAATGATACTGTGGATTTTTTTCAATGTAGGCCTTACACATATCGACCAATTCGTGTGCGCCTTTCATTAAGGGCAAGTTGCGATAGAATCGCATGTCGGCTTTGACCCGATCCCACTCTTCCTGAGGAATACGTTCGCCGTCTTTGTTCCAACGTTTCTTAAGAACTTGTTGTGCTTGTGCATGCCAGTCGGCCACTACATCATCCATGTCTAAATAAATGTTCATGTACTATAACATTAAATCAACTGTTTGCAAAAACGTTAGACGATCCAGATATAATAGTTTCACTACCATATGCATCTCCAATTCTTCCAATGTTTTTATTATTAGCAAACACTGTTGGACTAAAACTACTTAACGGCACTTGATGTAGTTCACCGCATGTTGGATTTCCTTTAACATACGGGGGACCAAAACTATGTGCTTCGTTTAAATCGCCTTGTCGAACAACTCCTATGTTGTTAACAAATACGTCACTTGACCCTTCGTCAGTAACTGTTACAACTGTACAAACGTGTGACGTTGATACTGAGTCTGTTCCATCTTTACGTGCAACTGCGGCCATATCTTATCCTTTTATGATAATGCAATACCACCTGCTGATACAGGTTGTATACCAGTGGTTTGAAATGTATATTGATCTGCTACTTCTTTGGCTGTTTCGCCTTTGGTCATAACCAGTTGTTTGTTGATGCTGTAATTTTTGTCTGGATCTGTGGTCATCATCAAGGGTGCGAAAGCAGGACCTTTGGCAGTCATAGCCAACATCAACGGTCTGCCTAACACCAATTCTGACATGTCTTCACTGACATATTTTCCAATTATTTCTTCACCTGAGGTAATTTTGAGTGATACAATATCACCAACTGCAAATTTTGATTTTTCAAATAACATTAAATTTCTCCGTCTCCGTATCCTAGTATATTATCACGCTCTAATAATTTTTTAAGATCATTAAATCCCCCAATGACATCGCCATTGATTACAATTTGTGGTAATGTTCTAGCAGCAGGTATGTGTTCCAACAACTCTTCTCTAGTCCAGCCATCGCTGATTTTTCGTTCTTCAAAGGTTATATTTTTTTGTTGTAACAACGCCTTGGCTTGATCACAATAAGGGCAATGGTATTTGCTCCAAACAACAACTTTCATTTAATTTCCCTCTTCAATTTCAACAATAACATTTTCTCCGACAAGTTCTTGAACTATAGTTTCAAGATTGCTTTTTATATCGTCGGTTACCAATTCTGTATCACTAGCCTCTTTATCTTTAACTAGTTTACTCATTTTTATAACTAAAACTTCTGTATGTACTTTTGCCATAATTTTCCTTATAATGCGGGTAATTCTTCGTAGTTCACACTGTCACTCATAATGCCAATAACATAGTTAGTTGATTCGTTCTCTTGCAGTGCGGTTTGTTTCTTGCTGGTGTCCACATGTTTATTGAACCATGGGATTGGCGTAGTCTTGGGCGCGGCGTTCCAGTATTTAATACCAACGTCTTTCAACGCTGCTACTGCTGTATAATCTACAAAGTCTTTCAGTATGTTGGCATTTAGACCAATCACTGGTCCTTTTTGGAATAGATAGTCTGCCCACGCTTTTTCTTCTTGTATAACACCTTTGTACAATTCAATCACTTCTTGTTCGCACTCGCGAGCAGCCACTACAAATCGAGGATCCTCTTTAACCACTTGATTAATCAGATAGGCAGTCCAACCTTTGTGTAACAGTTCGTCTTGCAGAATCAAACTGATGATGTTGCCGTTACCGATGAAGATTTTATTCTCAACCATGGCAAGGCTTGTAGCAAAACTAACCATAAAGCGGAATGCTTCTAGAGCATAACTTGCATGTAGTGCTAGATAGATTGCTTTGATATGTTCTTTCTCATTAACTGATCCGTCAATTTCTTTCATACAGTTAATTCGATGTAACTTGTCATAGTAGTTGCCCACCGAACTGGCCATGCCCACAATCTCTTGTGTGTCGTGAATTGTATTAAACACATCTTTAGGCACGTTGTAGATGTTACGAATGATGTGACTGTAACTCTTGCTGTGAATGTTAGTTTCAAAGAAGCCCCAGTTGTACATCAAGGCTTCAACTTCAGGGAGACTACAAACAGGAGTGAATACCTGTGTTGGTCCACGACCTTGCAAACTATCAAGTGCTGTTTGACGTAGTAAGTTACTAGTGAATATATGTTTGACAGCATCACTAGCATCCTTAAAATCGTTGGCATCTTTACTAAGACTAATTTCTTCTGGTTGCCAGAAGAAGCCACGGGCAGTACTATCAAAGTCTGCAATCTTTTTATATTTGACTTCTTCGAAGCGTTGGATAGTAACTGGCCCTGCTGGATCTAGAAACATCTTACGGCTTAGGTAGTCTGTCTTTGTTGTTAAGTTATATTGTGCTGTTGACATTTTTAATATTTTCCTGACGCAAGTACTATCTTGCAAATGTGTTCTAATCGTTCAATGTGTTCGTATGCTCGCCATGGCGTTGTATCAATAGCAACCACGCCGTGCCCTTTGATGCCTACAATATCGTAGGCAATATTACCAGCGTTGTCTAATTGTAACTGCTTATGGCACTCATCGGCAAGTTCTTGACTGATAGGAGGCACATCGCCAACATTAGGTGCTACTCGAGTATAACGGTTCAGTTCCGGAAACGCACTACTAATTGTGCTCAAATCAATACCGGCATGCATTGCCGCAATACAGTAAGTAGGATGAACGTGTACTACCACACGAACCTCTCCCGTATGCTGCCCCATTTCTCGTTGTAGGCCGAAGTGTAGTGGCAGTTCCCCACTGGGCTTTAGATTTTTACTGATATCACTATAATCTAATTCTTTACTAGCATAATACGGACGAGGAGGTTGATCATAGTATCCCTTCTCAATGCCGATCTTCTTAAACTGATCTGGTTGTAGAGTCTGTTTACGTACACCGCTTGGTGTAATGTAAAAGTGGTCACGGTCGTGATGACGAATACTTACATTGCCATCGCGACTTGTAATCCAATTTCGCTTGTAAGCGTCAACCATTATGTCACATATAGTTTCTAACATTATAACTTACAAGCCTCGCAGTCTTCTTCGTCATCAAAGTTAATAGGTTCTAACATGGCTGGTGCATCTTCTGCCACGGCCTTGCTACCTGCCTTGTTGATTAGGCTGTAGTAGAATGTTTTCAATCCCCACATGTGCGCCTGCATCAAGTTCTTGGCGATCAATGTAGTGGGCACCTTACGGTCTGCCCAGTGTGCAGGATTGTAAAATGTGTTTGTTGAAATACTTTGGTCGACATAGGCGGCAAGAACTGCTGCGGTCTTTAGGTAACCAACGCAGTCCTTTTGTTCCCACATCATTTGATATCGATTTTTTAGTTTAGCGTATTCGGGAACAACCTGAGTGAATGAACCTGCTTTTGATTCCTTGGTGCTGATTAAACTCATAGGCATTTCAATTCCGTTGGTACTGTTAATAACCACACTGGAACTTTCTACAGGTGCAATGGCCATAAGTGTTGCATTACGAACTCCGTACTGTTTCATATTTGTACGAAGTGTTTCCCAATCTAACTCTGGAGTAAAGTCTGCTAATTCATTCACGCCCTTGGCACGTAGTTCCCAAGGAAAGACGCCTTGACCATAACGTGTTTTGGCACTATCTACACAAGGACCACGCTCTCGGGCCAACTCCACTGTGGCTTCTGTTAAGTAATAAGCCTGGTGTTCCATCCAGGTCTTAACTTCTGCAAGTGCATCCTTGTCACCGTACTTGAGACTGCGTTTGGCATGCCAGTAGGCCAAATTGGTAATACCAATGCCCAGGGGTTGTATCTCGTCATTACTCAGCTTGCTTTGTATACTCAAGAAGTCTTGGTAGTCAAGGATGTTACACAGGCTACGCTGTAGAATCCTGCAGGCTCTACGCATATCCTCTGGGTTCCGGAACGATCCCCAGTTGATAGATCCCAGTGTACATAACGCTATGCGGCCACTGTCGTCGTCTAATCGTTTGAATGGACGTGTGGGTAATAGAATCTCACAGCACAAGTTACTCTGATATATCGTATGATATTCAGGATCAAAGGGTCCTTGACTCATTACATTGTCAATGAACACCAAATAGATTCGACCCGTGTCTGTGCGCTCCTTCAGTATACCACCCTTGAAAACATCTTCAGCGTTCATAACCTTTTTACGTAGGTCCTTACGCTTTTCATATTTTACATACAATTCTTCAAATAGTGCTGTGTTTTGATAAAATGCTTCATACAGTTCGGGCACTTCATTGGGATCAAAGAATGTTATGTCTTGTTTGTTTTTAAATCGTCTCCAGAAGAAAGCACTAAGCACAACCCCATAATCCATATGACGGACTCGGGTTTCGTCGGTTCCTTGGTTGTTCTTAAGTACAATAAGATCATCAAACTGATGATGCCAAATAGGATAAAAAACAGTAGCACTTGCATTACGAATACCTCCTTGACTG